CAATGGGGGTGCACCGCGCCCACCACCGGAAGCCAATCAGCCCGCTTGCGGCCTTTGTTGGTGCCGTTGGCCACGAGCGCCGAGAGTCGGAAGATCAACGGTTGCCCGTCGTCGCCAAGGTGGAGCTCTTTGCACGCGGGGCACGCGTCGGGCATGGGCCGCTTGAATACCCACGCCTCACCCCCGTACTTGTCCGCTATGCCGTCCGCCACGCCCTCTTGGTGGGCGTTGTGGAGCTCCGTTATCGCAATGCGGTCCAAGTCCCGGGCCCAGTCGCCCGTGCGGTGTCCGAGGTCAGACCGCAATTGCTTGACCGTCTCACGCCTCGCTATGTTGAGCGCCGTGGCGTCTTCGATCTGCTCACGCATCGCCCGCGCCAGCGCTTGATCTGCTTCGCGTATCGTGTTGCCGGTTTCCAGGTCGACGCGATACCCGAGGCCCACGGCGTATTGGCCTGCGGTGAGAGCCGCAATTTGCATTGCGCGCCGCTCCACCTCACTAAGCGGGATCGGGTTGTCTCGTACCCATTTCTTGAAGTCGTCATAGCCCATCTTCGCTACGTCGACGCTTTCCAAGGCCGCCGCCGCTTGGCCAAGCAAATAGGCGTCGTCGATACCCCGCACCTTCACGTCGACGAGGCCCTTTGCCTTGAGTCGCTCGAGCGTTTCCGGGTCGATTGCATCAGGGCTCACCGTAGACGCCACAAAGGCGGCATGGTGATCCGCAATGATCTGCTGGATCTCGCGCAATTGCGCGTCTGTTATGAGCATGCCGCCCCCCCGCGGTGTCTCAGGTGTCGTTGCGCTCCCTTGCCAAGTCTAACAAGGCGTTGACGCTCCACCCATATAGAGCGCCCCCACGCTCGAAGTCGGCGAGCTCGTAGCCTCGACGGATCAAGTGCATCTTGACGCGCTTGTAAGCCAAAGCGTCTTTGTCTGCTATCGGCTTTGTAATGTCCTCGAAGTCGTCGGCGACTGGGGCCGGGTCTTCGGCCTTTTGCAGATCCTCACCTTCCCGCGTCACCTGCAAGATCTCGCGCCAGGGCAATCGGTGGCCCTTGATCTCCGTCGCCGTGTCGAGTCCGGTCGCCTCCATCCCCGGGATAGGGCTCTTGCGCTTGTCCGCGAGAAGCTCGGCCACCTTCGCCTTGCGCCGCTCGCCCGTGTACTCGGCTTGAGCCTCCGCGAGCACCTTGGCCCGCTCCCCCTCCGCGGCGCGCTTCTCGGCCGCTATCTTCGCCGCCGTCTCTTGCCGTTCCCGGTCTTTGGCCGCCTGCTTCCGCTCGAGCTCTGTGCGGTGCGCCGCCGTCCGTTCACTCGGTTTGCCCGCGTGCTTCGCGCTCGTGGGCGTGTAGCCCCCTTCGCCCGCGCTGTGAATGTAGGTGCCGTGCTCGTCGGTCTCTTTGACGCCGTGCTCTGTCCCGGTGTCCTGCCCCCAGTCCGCTACCGGGAGCCACCCCTTCTTCGGATGGTAGAATTCGAGATCCTCGGGCGGTATCCCCTCTTTGACGTAGCGGCTCCCCGCAATGTCGCGCTCCCCCACCTCATCCTTTTGCGTCTTGCGATGCACCACGCGAAGCATGACCGGGATGCGCTCGTGAGTCTTGTCGCTCTGATCTTCGAGCTGCTGTTGCACCTTGTCGGCCCATTCGTTCGCTGCCGCGAAGTGCGCCGCGAGAAACACCTTGCCCTGGCTATGCCCCGCGTAGCCACCCCCCTCGAACGTCCCCGCCCCTTCACGTGGCTGCAAGCCGTGCTTGGCGATATCAGCCATGCGATGATAGCCCGTCGTGTGGAATAGGTGCTTGCCACGCTTCGCCGGGGTCTTCGCCGGGGTCTTCGCCGCGGGCTCATCCCACGGGATAGTGTGTTGCGGATCGGCCCACTTGCCGCCCCGCGGCCCAATGAATGGGCCCGCGCTTTTGATCAGTGACTTGCTGGTTTCGTCGGCGAACGTAGGGACGATCAAGCCCTTGTCTTCGAGCTCCATCCGTTCCGCCCATGTCGACATATCCAGATCGTCAAGCGCTTCGGCAAGCGCCTTGCCCTCAAGCGTCGCGTTGAGCTCCTTTGCTCGCATCTCCACCGCTTGCGTGAGCTGCCGGTGGGCGAATTTCCCATCCCCAATGTTGAGTATCTTGTTCCATCGACCCAATAGGTCTTGGATGCGTTGCTGCGCCACGCTGAAGTCGCGCCGCACAAATACCTGGCCGTGCTCCTGGTACAGCCGCGCCATGGCTTCCATGTCGCCGGTCACGCGCGAGTAGATCCCCTTGCGGTCGTCGTTGTCGGGGATCTCGTCGGCCTTGCCCACGTCGAACATCACGGGCTTGCCGTCTTGCAGCCCCGCCTGTATGGCGTCGTTGACGCTGTAGCCTGCCTTGTGGATCTCGATCAACGTGTCTTGGATTGCGTCGAGCTGCTCCCGCGTGAATTTCTCGGGGATCTCGACGTAGGGCTTGATCTGATAGCCCTTGTCGCCGTGCTCCACAAACGTACTACGCTGCACCCCATCGATCCCCTTGTCGGCGAGCATGTTGCCCACCTCGACTTGCTTGCGAAGCATGTCTTTGGCTTGCTCGGGCGTCCGGTGGCCGGGATTCTCGGGCACGTAGGGCACCGTCGTGGAAACTTTTACCACCTTGTCGCCCACCCTGAACGCAAGGCCGTCGTCGCCCTTGCCGAGAAACTCGGCCTTGCCCTCGAGCACTGGGGCAATATGCTTGTGATCGGTCTTCGGCCCCTCCACCTTGCCCGCCAAGTCGTTGAGAAAGTGCTTGAGCGACTCCGCGGGCATCTTTGCCCCATGCTTGCCGGGTCCGTGGGCACTCACATGCACCTGCCCGCCGCCCGCGTGCGAGACGTGCAACGTGTGCTCGCCCCCGCCCCCGATCTTCGCATGCACCTTGAGCGGGATCTGCACGTGCTGTTTTTCGGCCCCTTCCTCGTGCCAGGGCACCTTGTGTTGCGGGTCCGCCCATTTGCCCCCGCGGGGTCCAATGTAGGGGCCCGCCTTCACGAGATCTGCAACCGCCGCCCACGACTTGGCCAACGCGCCAAAGTTGAAGTCGAAAGCCTCTTCGGGGAACTCCTCGACGTGCTCCTCGCCCTGCCCTGCGTAGTATTCCGCCTGCTCCGCGTCGTGGTAGTCATCCTCGACTTGCGTTGTGATCCAATCGATCACGTCATCCGGTAGCCGTAGCCGCTCGTAACCGGGGATCTCCCGCATGAGCTCGAGCGCCTCGGAAACGCGGGGGTCGCTCCACTTCTTGACGCCCACCGTCAAGCGGTCCCACGCCTCCCTCGGGGAGCTCACCTTGCGCTCGAGATACTCGTTGACGGCATCGAGCTCGCCACCCTCCCACGCGGGCGGCTTCGGCCCGCCGCGGTCGGCCTCACCCTTCCACCGCTTGTATGCGGCGTCGGCACGAGAAAAGTCGGCGCTTTCCTCGATCGACTCCATGATTGCGGCATAGCTCCACGCCTTCGAGCCAAAATCACCGGGCGCCTTCGGTTTGCCAGTCCCCTTTTTGCGCGGCACCACGAGCTTTGCCGCGTGCTCAATATGAGCCGCGGCGTCCGCGAGCCGCTCTTTGCCTCCCCGGGCGCCCACCGCCAACGCGTCGACTTGCGCTTGCGCCGCCGCCAGGTGGGCGTGGGGGTCTTTGCTCCCCTCGGCCTGATCCTTGGCGTGCTCGGCCACAAGCTCGGCTGCCCGCGCCGCGGGGTCGGGGAAGCGCGCCATGTGATCCGCAAGCCGTTTGCGGGCGAGCTCTTGTTGCTTCTCGCTGCCGTGCTCTTTGGCCTTCTCATAGGTCCGCGCCAGCCGCTTGCGGTCTTCGGCGTGCTTGTCGGCGTACTCTTGCAGGAATAGCTCTTTGAGCCATTCTTGCTTGGCAGATACCTCGTGGCCAGTCTCATCGTGCTTGAGCGTCACCCACCCGCCCGGGTGCACGGCAGTTACCTCGTAGTGCCCCTCTTTGTCGCCGCTCTTGATCCGCACCTTCTCGCCGGCTTTGTGGTCCCCGGGAGCCGCCGCCGCCGCGCTCTCGCGGTAAATGTAGCGATACTTGGGCCGAGCCTTGCCAGTCGGTATGCGTCGAATGTACTTGTGTTGAGCCGCCTTCTCGAGCTCATCCACAGCCCGCCCAATGGCCGCCCGCAGGTCGGCGACTGGGGCGGGCTCGAGCGACTTGGCCGTCGCCTCCCCGCGGCCCGCCACGCTGCGCTGTAGCACTTGGCCGATCTCTCGCACCATGCGGTCAATCTGCGCCGCGTAGGCGTCATGCATGCGGGCATGGATACCCGCGAGCGCCGGGTGCTTGAGCGGATCTTCTTTGTGGGGCAACGCCTTCTCGAGCCGCTCGGCAAGCTCCGAGTCCACCGGCCGCAACGCCCCTACCAGGGCCTTGAGTAGATCCTCGCCCTTTTCCGCGAGCTCCGCGGGCGTCGTTTCGAGCTGTAGCCGCATGCGGCTCCCCTCCTACGGTGTCGGGTCGCCCCACATGACGAAAAGGCCCGTGAGGGGCGCCGTCGTCGCGTTTTCGATCTCCACCGCGTTGATGTCGGCTTCGAGAAAGAGCTTCGCCGTGTCTTCGCTTGCCCCCGGGGGCTTCGCGCACACGATATTGTCGAGACTGCCGTTGAGCCGCACGTAGGCATTCTGATTGAGCTCGAGATAGAGCCCCTTCACTGCCGTTATGTCGCCGAGACACAAAGACTCGGTGGCCGCAGCAGCAATTGCGATGTGCCCTTGCACGTGCTTTTCGTAGCCGTCGATCACCTTTTCACTCAATTGGGAATCATCCGAGAAAAGCAACCGCCGCATTTCGGTGTCCCGGGCAATGCGTAGTTGAATTGTGTGCTTGATCCGCATCGGTTCCCCCTACAGCGTCAAGTCGACCATGTAGCCTCGACGCCCGAAGCTCTTTTCGGCTTCTTCTTCGTCGGCTGCCGCCGCGTCTGCTTCTTCGTCTTCTTGCTGCCGCAAGAGCTCGGCTAGGTCTTCGTCTTCTTCGGCGCCAGGCTCGCCCGGAGCACCACCGGCCCCTGGTGGGCCACCCTCTTCGCCAGGCATGCCACCTTGCTCCGCGGCCTCTTTGCCCTGTACGAACTGCAACCACGTCGGATCGAGTATCACCTCCCCCTTGCCGTCCGGGAGCGGCTCGAGGTCGTCTTCGGCGCGGAGCTCGTCAATCGTGCGAGTCGTCTTGACGAGCTTCGTGTTGAGGTCTGCCACGTCGCTTCGAGTCTTCGCGTCGAGGCCCACGAAGTTGAACTCGAAGTCTTCGTTGAGCGGCCAAATCACGTGCTCGTTGATCTGCCGCTCCACATTGCGCAGCAACGGGCGCAAGCCACGCTCTTTGCTCTCAATGATCTTGTCTTTGTTTGCTGCTTCGGCAAGCGTGGATTTCATCCCCGTGTTGCCGTACTTGAAGTTGATTTCTAGCGGGTCCATGAGATACATGGCGCACGCTTGCTTCAACAAGAAGTCGTAAAACGCGGAGTATTCCATCTCTCGATTATTCTGCTGCATCGAGATCCATTGCAGGTCTTCGGCATTCGTGATCGGCGTGCGCCACGAGTTTTCGACGCCACTACAAAGCTGGAACCACATTCGCCGGAAACTGCGGAGCTCCTTTTCAGGCACCGCGCCCTTGAAATTGAGAATGCCTTTCTGCGCTGATCCCTGCGTGAACGCCTTTTGATTGTACTCAAAAGCGAAGAGCATTGCGGTCACGGTCGTTATCAGCATCTCAAGCTCTGACACGCCATAGCCAAAAAGCCGGATATCAGTGCGCGGATTGCGCACACCGAAACAAAGCTCCTCTTGATTGTATTCGTTGATGATCATGCCGTCGTAGATCTGCACGTAGCGGATCGCCTTCTCGTCGTCTTCGTTCAAAAACACCGAAGCCGAGTCGGCAATGCGTATCGTGCTCGCGTCCACGGCGTACCACTCGACGGGCTGCCCCCGCTTGTTGGGCACGATTTCCCAGGCAGACTGATCGAAGACAAGTGAATCCCACAAGAGCTTGCGTATGAAGTCCTCGAAGTTGTCACGGCCACGGGGATTGTCAGAAAGCCCCGTGCGCAAGATCATGTTGTTGGCTTGATCAATCCACGCCTTCGTTGCTTTCGAGGGGCTCTTGTCACTCTCGCGCATACGCACGCGAAAGCCCAAGTCGTAACGGTCCCGACTCACCCGCGCGAAGCTCGCCATTTGATTGATCCGGGTCTGCACCACCGCATGGATCGGTGGCGTTTTCCAGATCATGGCCTTGAGCGTCCCGTAAGTGATCTGGCTCGGTTTGTCTTTGTAGCCGAGCTGTTCAACGATGGAGAACGGGTCCCAAAAGAGAGTCTTCGGGTCTTTGTCCGCTTGCACCGTGGGAAAGGGCGTGTTTTCGGCGGTATCCTGTGCGTTACCACCGGGGGCGGATTCTGGCCCCTCCCCAGTCTTCACGTCACGTTCCGCCCGCGCTTTCATCAGCGGATCATTCTCCGCTGCAAAGTCCATGAGCGCTGCTCCGGTCGTGCCCACAAGGTGGGCAGCCGTTGAGCGCAATACGTCCGTGAAGCCCATTGTGGTTTACTCCTTGCCGGGGAAATAGAGATCCGGCTCGACTGGGGCGGGCCGTAGGAGCGGCTCGTTGCTCTTTGTCAGAATCAACGCCGCGTTGCTCTGACCGCCCATGTACCCACCCTTGGGCAACATGCGGCTCTGCACCGTGTCGTTGCCGCAATGCGGGCACGCGGTCAGAGCTGCCGCGTAGCGCTCCCCGCACGCCTCCGACTTGCAGAGCACCGATTGCCGCAAGATTGCGTCCGGTGGCGCCAGCGTCGGCGGGGGGCCATAGTAGAACTCCGACTTGAGCAGCGCTTCGGCGCGGGCGTCCGTGTCCCCGTGCACGGCCGTCTGACTTAACGGGTGCGGTCGGCCGCCCACCCGCACGTCGGGCTCGCTCTTGCGGAGCTCGGACACCTTCACGGCGTGGGCGTGGGCCATGTCTTGCCGCTGCGCCGCGGGGCTCAGACTCTTACGCGTGACCGTGCGCTCGAGCGCCGTGGTCCCCGCACTCATCTGTTGCGCTTCGTCGCGGTCGTCTTCGCTGAACTTGTCTTTGCCCGTGCTCGTGCCGCTGGGCATGCCGTCTTTGCCCGTCCCAGCCGCGGGCGCACTGTC